CAGTTAATTAAAGATAATCCTTATGTTGATTATTGGCATGATGCTATGAGTCGTTGCTTGCCTGAATATGACATAAATACACGATATCGTGTAGCTGCATTTATAGCTCAATGTGCACATGAATCGGGCGGTTTCAAATTCCTCAAAGAGAATCTTAAATACCGTGCCACTAGCCTTGTTAAAACATGGCCTAAATATTTTCCTAATATGGAAATAGCCAATCGTTACGCAGGCAATGAGGAAATGATAGCTAATAGAGCTTATGCTAATCGTATGGGCAACGGTACAGAAGAATCTGGCGACGGCTGGAAATTTTGCGGCAGAGGACTTATACAATTAACAGGACGCAATAATTACCAAGCATTTGCTGATAGTATAGAAACCGACATCAACGTTATTTCTCGTTATTTGGTTACTTTTGAAGGTGCAGTACAAAGTTCTTGTTGGTTTTGGGAAAATAATAAGTTAAACCAATGGGCAGATCATGGAGATATTGTAACATTAACCAAACGCATTAATGGTGGCACATTAGGTTTAGAAGATCGTGTCAAGCATTTCCAGCATGCCCTACATGTTCTAGGACTATAAAATAGACATATTTTTAAAAAATAAAGGAAAAACTAAAGTGGGCAAAGAAAAAATCAATAAAGAATTAAGTACAATCAAAAAACAAGAAGATTGGATGAATACAAAATGGCGTCCAATGATGGGTTGGCTTTATCTGCTTGTTTGTGTATTTGATTTTGTATTTTTTCCTGTTTTATGGTCTTTAATACAGGCATTGGGACACGGGCAAGTTAATATGCAATGGCAACCTATGACACTACAAGGTGCAGGGCTATTTCATATTTCAATGGGTGCTATTTTAGGTATTGCTGTATATGGTAGAACTCAAGAAAAATTAAATGGTGTTAATAATAGTGGTTTTCAAACTCCATTGGGCATGATGCCAATGAATGTAGAATACAACAATGGTAAAAATTTTCAGTCTGTTCCAGTGGATAATTTTGGTACCACCTTGGGTGGCTTTCCAACAGAAACAGCATCTAGACAAAACATAGCTAGATTTGGACATGTAACTACCGGATTTGGGGGAAGACCTGCACCTGTAGAACCATTCAGAGAATGGATTTAAGGAAAAATCATGTATAAAATCTTAGTAAGTTTGATTGTGGTACTCAGTGTTAATCTTGCACAGGCAGCAGAACCTTCTAAAAGTGCAGAACCGGATGGATCAGTCAAAACGACGTCAACATCGAATTCCTCTTCAACAACTCAATCAGTTAATAATGTACTACCTGCCGGGCCTGATAAATCTAGCGAACCAGATAAAGTGATAGCTAATTCCGCAGCGGAATCAGTGGGACCTGCTGTGATCAAAGTAGTATGTCATAATAAAGTCAAAGATGGCAAGCCTGTAATGAAGGACGGAAAGCCAGAACAAGAATGTGCAAAAATCAAAACTCGTAAAAAACTGGAAGCACGCGATATTCCTACAGTCAAAAAATAATCATAGTTGACTTTATTCAAAAGGTATAGTATAGTAAATACTGTACCTTTTTCCATTTGCCATATATATAAATATGAAAGATTATTATAATATTTTAAATGTTCAACCCACAGCCAGCGACGACGAAATTCGAACAGCTTATAAACGTTTAGCTATGAAACATCATCCTGATCGCGGCGGTGATCAAGCTATTTTCCAAGATGTACAGGAAGCCTATAGTGTGTTATCTGATCCAACAAAGAAAGCACAATGGGAGCATCAAAAACACTTTGATCAAAATGGTGGAGGCTTTAATTTTAGCTTTAATTTTGGCTCGGAAATTCACGATATTTTCGGGCAGTTTGGACAAGGACATCCATTTTTTAATCAAGGTTTCCGAAATTCACCTAGAAATAAAGATTTGCGAGCAGTGATTGATTTAGATTTAGTCAGTACATTGACTGACCAAGTTAAACAGATAGACATCAAAGGCCCAGATGGTAATAAACGCACTATTCAAGTCAATATACCCAAAGGTGTACACAGTAACATGCAAATGAGATTTACCGGACACGGAGAACAACATCACAAAGGTGTTCCTCCTGGCGATTTATTTGTTGAGTTTAGAGTGCATATTCCAGAGAATTATCAGATATCAAATCTTAATCTTATTAAAAAATCTTTAATCAATTCAATTGATGCTGTGCTAGGAACCAAAATTAATATCACAACACTAGATAATAAAAATTTTGAAATAGTTATTCCCAGTGGCACACAACACGGAACAACATTTAGAATTCCACAACAAGGTTTATGGGATGTAAATCGTCCGGTTCGCGGAGATTTAATGATCGAAGTTAATTTAGAAACTCCAAGAATCATCACAGCAGATCAATTTAACAAACTAAAAGGAATAATTAATTAGTTATGACTCAAATGAAATCTAATACCGACATTGAAGAGATTGTTATTAGAGCAGGCGAGTATGCCCGTAATTTAAATCATGAATATGTTACTTTAGAGCATTTAACTCTCGCTATCTTACGGCAAGAAAATTTTGCAGCCGTGTTAAATGAACAAAACATTGCTGTAGAAGAACTAGCTAAAGAAATGAATGACTATGTGCAAAATCAAACTTATTTAGTGCTCAAAGAGAATGCTCCGCCTAGAAAAACACAGAGTCTTGAAAGAGTTTTTAATCGAGCACTAACACAATGTTTGTTCAATGGCAATAACAAGATTAAAATTATCGATCTTGTATTGAGTATAATTACAGAACATAACAGTCATGCTGCTTATTTTTTAACCAAGTACGGCCTTGACAGACAATCTATTATTTCCCTATATAGAAAACTTTCTGTTCACGAAGGCGACGATTCTCAATCGGTATCGGTAGATAATCAACGTGCCGACTTAATACTTAGAGAGTTCTGCACAGATCTTAATTCCTTGGCCCGGGAAGGCAAAATTGATCCAATTATTAGTAGAGAAAACGAACTATTGGAGATTACACAGGTTTTAGCCAAACGTAATAAAGCGAATGTGCTGTTAGTTGGAGATCCCGGAGTTGGAAAAACCATGCTAGCAGAAGGCCTGGCTAGATGCATTGTGAAAGAAGAAGTACCAGAGTATCTTAAAAATTATACGGTGTATAACTTAGATATTGCCAGTGTGTTAGCCGGTACTAAATACCGAGGCGACTTTGAAGAAAAACTGAAAAATATATTCAAAGCCTGTGAAATAAAAGGTAATTGTATTTTATTTGTCGACGAAGCACATCAAATGCGCGGTTCGGGTAATAGTTCGGGTGGCACCATTGATTTTGGAAATATGATTAAGCCATCATTGACTAAAGGACGTATTAAAGTCATAGCCAGCACCACCTGGGAAGAGTACACACAGAGTTTTGAAAAAGATCGTGCACTAATGCGTAGATTTTATCGACTCACAGTAGACGAACCAACACCGGATACAGCAAAAAAGATCCTTAAAGGACTTCGTGGTGTTTACGAAAAATTTCATAATGTTACTATCACTGATGAATCAATTGATACAGCAGTTGATTATAGTGTACGTTATCAGACAGATAAGAAACTACCCGACAAAGCCATTGATCTCATTGATACAGCTTGTGCTAAAGAAAAGATCAAGCCTGTTGCTGTTGATCCCGTAGTAATTACACGAAACCATATTATTGAATGCCTTAGCAAGGTCACTAAGATTCCCACAGATCAGTTAGGAAATGAACAAACGTCAAGCTCACTGATGAACTTAGAATCAATTATTAGAGAAAAACTCTTTGGTCAAGATCAAGTTGTTGAAAGTGTTCTAGAAAAAATTTATATTGCCAAGGCAGGCATGAAACCGCTAAACAAACCAATGGGTAGTTTCTTGTTTGTAGGACCAACAGGCACCGGTAAAACAGAATTAGCAAAGCTGTTGAGCACCAACCTTAACATGAAATTGCTACGCTATGATATGAGCGAATATCAAGAAAGGCACGCCGTTGCTAAATTAATTGGTGCACCTCCTGGTTATGTAGGTTATGATGATGCCAATTTAGGCGGCGGCTTATTGATCAGCAGCATAGAAAAGAATCCTAACAGCATTGTACTATTTGACGAAATAGAAAAAGCTCACCCAGATGTAAGTAACATATTACTACAGTTTATGGATGAGGGTTTTGTGACCAGCAGTAATGGAAAACGTGCAGATGCTCGTAACTGTATATTAATCATGACATCTAATCTAGGTGCACAGGATAACGAACGCAACACAATTGGATTCAGTACAAATTTAGAACGTACCAACGAAGAAGATCGTGCGGTTAAAGAGTTTTTTAAGCCTGAGTTTCGTAATCGATTGGATGGAATTTGTAAGTTTAATCATCTTGAAAAGAGCAGTATGCGAAAGATTGTTGCAAAATTTATTACGGAAATAAATGATTTGCTTCTTGACAAGCAAATTCGTTTAAGACTAAATGATGTTGCTACAGATTTTTTGATTGAAAAAGGGTTCGATCGTAAAATGGGTGCTCGTCCATTGGCAAGAAATATTAACGATTTAATTAAAGTGCCTGTTAGTAAAAAAATTCTATTTGAAAATATTCCACTAAATACCGTTATCAATATAGGTTTGTCCGATCGTACATTGACATTTGATTATATATCACTTACAATCTATCCTGCCTTATCCACTAACAACATATCAATGGTAGACGAAAATGGATACATTCAATTGGACTGACCTAAATCCCGACGTACAATTTGAAAGAACTAAAAAAAGATTTTATAACAAATTCTCTACTAAAATAGTTTACACAATAAAAAGATTTAATAAAATTTCCGGTGAACAAAATCATAATGATAAAACACCTAAGGAATTTGGTCATCTTAAAAATTGTTGTTTAGAAAATTTATTAGATTTGATTGCCGAAATTAAAAAAATAGCAAAAGTCAGAATTGAATCTGACATTAACCATATATATGTCTTTATATTTGGACATGTTGAAGATTTAAAAAACATAGCCACTGGCTTACTATCTCCTTTTAAACAGTATTTACATACCGTATCTCTTGTATCTAACAAGAAAGAACAGGAATTAATCAACGACGGTTATATCCTATTAAGACGTCCCACTAATTTCCAGTATCGTGTAAATATGCGTTCAGGATTTTTTTCTAATAATAACGGCCTCAACTGTTTTCTGGAGTATGCAAATAACTCACCAGAAGATATTCAATTAACCGATCATTTAAAATATCGCATACGATCAGGACATAAATATTTCAGCCGCAATTATTTCTATATAAAAGATCTTTCAGTATTAAGTATGATCATGTTAATAGAACCTACATTGGTCAAGTCTCATCAAAAAATAAAGGTAATTCAATAAAATACACATATGACAAACTCAACTGAACAAACAAATATTGATATTCCTGGCAAAAGCGCCACAGAAGTCATACAAAAAATCTCCAAGCTGATGAATGAGCAAAAATCCAAGAATCAGTCCTCAGAAGAACAACAGCAAAAAAACGGCAAACCTTATGACTTTAGCAAAATTCATTTACACATAGGAATGCCTTGCTATGGCGGACTAGTGGGCGAACCTACTATGACCAGTTTGATTAAATTTATTCTTATGGCCGGACGAGTAGGATTAAATTGGAGTCTAGATACCATGGTAAATGAAAGTCTCATTACTCGTGGGCGTAATAATTTAATGGCAAAAATGATGAGTAATGGAAGTGCTACGCATTTTATGTTTATTGATGCGGATATTAGATTTGAACCAGAAGCTATTTTTCAGATGTTGGTATATGAAAAAGAAGTAATTGGTGGGTTATATCCAAAGAAAGCTATTCCGAGTAATTATGTTATTAATTTGTTGCCACAAACCAAGATTCAAGGTGATATCTTTACTGTAGATACCATGGGGACAGGATTCTTGTTATTCAAACGTGAAGTATATCAAAAGCTCTGCGATGCACATCCTAATACCAAATATGTTGATGATGTAGGACTAGGCAAACAATACGAACCTTTCATGTATGCAATCTTTGATGTTGAAATAGACGATCGCGGGCATTATCTCAGTGAAGACTGGTGTTTTTGTAGACGTTGGCAAAAACTTGGCGGTGAAATCTGGGCCCACAGCAAAGTTTTACTAAATCATACAGGACATTATGAATATAAAGGCGATTTAAATCAAATGCCTAGTTTTGTAAAGAACAAAGACACTCAACAATGACCGATCTTGCTGTTAGGAACATAAATACTAAATTATGTTCTTAACAGAAATTTTTGAGCCAGCTTCATCTAATTATCTAGTTATATATCCCGGCAGATTTCAACCTTTTCACAAAGGTCACAAAGCTGTATACGACTATTTATTGAAACGATTTGGCAGAGATAATGTTTTTATAGCTACTAGCAATAGAGTAGCACCCCCTAAAAGCCCGTTTAGTTTTTCAGACAAAACAGTATTCATGCAACTTACCGGTATTCCAATGGACCGTGTAATTGAAACTGTAGAACCTTATAAGTCTTCGGAATTAGTTAACCAATATCCGGATCAAACAAAACTAATTTTTGCTGTTAGTGCTAAAGACATGGCCGAAGATCCAAGATTCAAAAATTGGACAAAAAAGGATGGTAGTCCGGCTTATTTTCAACCTATACCTAAGAATTTCAATGAAATGCAGGGCAAAGATTTACACGGGTATATTTTGACTGTACCTACATTCAAATTCACAGTATTAGGGAAACCCATGAATAGTGCTACAGAAGTTAGAAAGCAATTCGCTCGGTCCGACGAAAAAACTCAAAAAATGATTGTCAAAGATCTATTTGGTGCCTATAATCAAGATGCATATTACATCATGCGTAATGCGCTTCAAAAAGATGCTACCAAATTAGGGTAATTGTCAGCAAAAACCGATGTAAAAAATTCATGGTATTTTATAGTTTAATCATTGATATACAGGAACACAGCGTAAGACAATGAGAGCCATGCATTTAATATAAATATAACTATTATTTTGGAATAACTATGAAACCAACCGATTTTATTAAAGAAAACCATCATATTGTTCAAGCAGTGGTAGAAATGCACGACGATCACGAAATACAAATGGCTCGTGAACAGTGTTATAACTCTGCCAGCAACGCCATAGAAATCCATCGTATGCTAAAACACATAACAGAGCGCCAGGGTCTAGAAGGGTGGGTTCAAGAAAAGATTACATTAGCCAATGACTATCTGCGTCAAGTTAAAGAGTGGATGGAATATGAAATTATGAACAAGATCAACACTGTTAGCCAATCTGGAAATGATGTAATGTCAATGAGAGAAACTGCTTCTGGAGGATCAACAGGTGGTGGCAACATAGCAACTACAATAGCTAGTCAATATGCTCATAAATCAACTCGTAATAAAATCCCTGCTGCTCAACGTAAAAAGTATGACGGTAAAGATTGGATGATCAAGCGTAGCGACCTTAATGATTCTTATAAACGCGAAAGTCTCAAAACTATCATTGATGAGATAGAACCAATTATGCCTGTTATTTCGACAACGAAACTGCCCACGCCACCAAAACCTGCAGGCACTGCACCAATGACTCAAAACGCACCTCAACAGCCCAATGCTGCGGCTAATGTGCAGATAAGAACGCAACCACAAATTCCTATAAATCAACAAAATCTAGAAAAAGAAATCGGGGATAAATTAAAAGATCCTACATTTGGCAAAAATTTTGCTGAATTATTAGCTCGTGTCATGCAAAAGAAATAACATGAGAATCTTTGATATATTTAAAGAAAATGATCAAGTGCCCGATTCGGCTTCAAAGCCTGTATCGGCGTCTGAACCAAAACCAAATCCCCAGTTTAATCCCACAGATAAAGTTACAATGAATATTCCTTTGTTATTACGTATCATGGAATACAGCAAAGAAGATGCGCGAACCGATATGGATCTACATCATGTAGTTGAAAAACTAGTAAGTCTTAGTTCCGACGGACAATCACTAGACATGAATAATTACAATGATATCATTGGGTCGGTACCAGAGGGCGACGCACCAGCAGAAAAACTTGTAAAAGATATAGAGTATCATCCCAAAGATAACAACGACGAGGAGGTACAAGAAGGTTACGGTCGTTATTGGTGTTCAACAGACAAACGTTGGAAAGAACGCAAAGGTCCCAAGCAGTCTAGGAGTTAAATTTTGAGAGCCCGTCAATTTGCAATTTCAGAAACTGAATTATTTGAAATAAACATGAGTCCTGGCAACTTGAAACAGTTAGCCAGTAAAATAGACGCTCGTGTGGGCATGGAATTTGAAATGGTAGTGCCTATGGTAGAAAATGAAGAAGCGGAGCCCGACTACGATAGGGATGAGCGTGTGCAATCTTGGTCTCAGGTCGCTAATTTTTTCCGTAACAATGAGTACAACTCAAATAGAGAACTAGATGATCTAAGGCTTGAACTTAACGAGGAATACGTAGAAAGTGGTTACTTTCTCGAAGCAGAAGAACTTTGGTGGAAAGAGAATGAAGATTACTACGTAGAACAAGAAATTGACGAAAAAATAGGAGAGAAACTTTACCTCAAAGCCACAGAAATATTTGATAACGAAGAATCAGACAATGAAGGCTATGGTAGCAAAGAAAATTTTCTAAGAGCCATGGGGGGCCAGGGCTCGAAAAAAAGAGACAACGCTATAGAAACAATATACACTAGACTACTTGCAGAGGCAGTAAGTAAAAGTATAGAAGATGAAGATGATATGTATCAGACTGCGCGAGAAAACGCTATGGAAGAAAACGAAGCAGATCACGACAGAGGCTTCAATAATTTTCTCGTGGAAAAATACCGATGGATGAGCGATATCGCAAGTAATTTTTCTTCTATTGTAGTTTGGCCCTATTACGAACAAGATACATCAAATATAAGCACTGTGGCAAATAATTTTTCACCATATGTAAACATGAAAGTTGATTACAGTCAAAGTTATCACGGAGCCAAACGCAGATCAAACTCTTATGTGGTTGAACCCGATGGAAGTATCAGCGGTAATAATTCTGGAGACACAGGACTAGAATTTGTAAGTCCTCCTTTGACTCTAGAGGAAATGAGCGAACATCTAGAAGGTGTAAAAGAATTTGCCAAAGATTTCAGTTGTTATACCAATAAAAGCACCGGTCTACACATCAATGTCAGTGTACCCAACATGACTCTTGATAATCTTGACTATATCAAACTGGCACTGCTGCTGGGCGATAAATATGTTCTAGATCAATTTGATCGTGCAGCCAATACTTACTGTAAGAGTGCTATGACGGACATAATACAGCGAGCAAAAAACAAGCCCGATATGATTCCCGGCTTGTTAGACATGATGAAAAAAGGCCTAAGCAAAATAGCCAGTAAGATGATACACAGTGGTACCACTGGCAAATATACCAGTATCAATACCAAAGAAAAGTACATTGAGTTTCGTAGTCCCGGCGGCGATTGGCTCAACGCAGACCTAGACAAAATTGTCACTACAATGAATCGATTCGTTGTGGCATTGGATGCTGCTGTTGATCCAGAAAAATACAAAGAGGAATACAACAAAAAATTATACAAAATCATAGCCCCTGAAGATGCCGGTGACATTATTAAATATTTTTCTAGGTACGCAGCAGGTGATTTGCCCAAGACCGCTCTGAAAAGTTTTTTAAAACAGGCCAATTTAGAACGTCAGGTAAATCGTAATCCCAAATCTGATAAAAGCTATTGGTGGAACGTTTCTGTAGCAGGCAGCGGCACTGGAGCACAAGTAGTGGCTGCTACTAAAGATGAGGCCATTAACGCTGCCATAGCCTCTAACTCAGCGCTTTCACAATATAATCGCAGTGCGTTTATAGCCAGGATTATATATCCTTACGATGCATCAGAATCTGACCTGCCCGTTACTATCGGTAATACTGACAATGTAAACACCAATGAATTTGAATTAGTCAATAATTTTGGTAGAAGTTATGGAATTTTCAATTCATTTTTAGATGCAAAAATTGCAGCGCAGCTACTTGCCGATCGCTACAGAGAACCAATTACTATAAGAAACAGTCAAAGATCACAAATTATAATGCCGCAGAATGAACTACCTCGCATACAAGACGGAACAATAACTGCACCCGAAAATGATCCCAATGCTAATTTTGCTATCATAAGATCCAGTGACAACGCAGTGATAAACTATCTTACTCATAGTAACGTTGTTCAAGCAGATAATGCATTTTCTAGATGGCTGGGTTCGCAAGGACTTGGTGGTACACCACATCCAGGTTATTATCTTATTGCCATTAGACCTAGACAAGCTTAGACTGGTAAAACCAATGAGATTTTTTGAATTTTTAGTCGAACGCATCAGCAGTAGAGTATTTCACTACACTAGAGTAAACGCTGCTTTAAAAATTGTGCAGTCCGGACAATTTGAATTAACTCATGTCTTGGGCAGTGGTTGGGAAGAAAGATATGCACCAAGAGGGTATCCCTATTTCCTTAGCACTACTAGAACTAGATTAGGTGGCTATCATGGTTATGTAGGCCAAGATGCTGTATTATTAGAACTAGATGGTGAATTTTACAATCAACATTATCCGGGCCGGGCTGTAGACTATTGGGGTAATCGCAATCCCACACAGAGCCATCATAAAGATCATGAAGCAGAAGATAGAATATTCAGTCGTGAATCCCAAATGCCTGCTGCTATAAAAGCCATAGATATATACGTGGCAGATAATGCTGATGGTAGAAGTAAAGATAAAGCTAGAAAATTAATAATTACTGCTAAACAAAAAAATATACCAATGAACCTTTTTAATGATCCAAGTGCTTGGCGTCAACGCGATACTAGAAATCTCAGTAGTATAACTAAATTAACTGGACAGGATTCTAGCCGCGGTTATGTGCCAACACGCAAGGGCGGATATCTCAGACCATGGATGGAACTTTTACAGGCCAAAACCAAAGATCAATTAAGCAGTGCTGCAGAAAAAAAACGTTATGCTCTAATGTTTAACTATGATAGACAAGAATTGACCAGAAGTTTATCTGTAGATCTAAGCAATGCTCGTAAACCTGGGCCCGACCCTGACCGTAATAATGCTGTACGTATTATTCAGTTTATGCGGCAAAATAAATTAGATTCGTTAGACGATTTGATAAAATTCTTAACAGATAAGTGGAAAACAACCACCGAAAATATGCAAGAAAACTTTGCCGACGGTAAAAAACCCGGTCGTAAAGGATTGGCTAAACGTTCCGGCGTCAACTGCAAACAATCTGTCAGCAAACTACGCAATATTGCTAAATCTAGTTCAGGTGAACGAAAACGTATGGCACACTGGTGTGCTAACATGAAATCAGGTCGATCCAAAAAATAAAAAATTGGATAACTATTATTGATAACACAAGGTAACAAAATGAAAATGAGAGATTTAATTAATATTGTAGAAGGTAAATTTAAAAAAATAGATAACAAAGAACAAACTTATCATTCAGAATCTCTATGCCCGGAGTGTCAGGGTCCATTGATTTCTGAATTCGAAATGTTAGAAGGTAAAAAGGATGCCTGTTATTATAAAGTTAAAAACAGAGTCAAAGTATGGCCTTCGGCCTATGCTTCGGGGCAATTGGTACAGTGTCGCAAACGAGGTTCCGGCAACTGGGGCAAAGGGTCAAAAAAATGAGGATTGATGAAATAATCTCAGAGGATCTAAGAAAGTGGTTTAAAGAAAAATGGGTACGTTTTGGTCCCGACGGCCGAATACGTGGCGATTGTGCCAGAGGTTCGGAAAAAGAAGGGAAACCTAAATGTCTACCGCAGGCCAAGGCTCATGCTCTAGGTAAAAAAGGTAGAGCCAGTGCTGCTGCCCGCAAACGTAAAAAAGATCCTGATGCCAATAGAAAAGGCAAAGCTATTAACGTAGCCACTAGAAAATAAACACCCTATGCAGATATCAGAATATCAACATTGTTGAAATCAAATTTAAATAAACAATAAAACATGACATACCAGTATTACTGATATAAAATTGAATTATAAAAAATAATTATATGAATACTGATTTTGTTAAGAAAAATTTGACTTACAACAAGAAACTGGCTTCAGAGGCCTGGCAAGGATCAGACATTAAACCAGAAGTTCGTTATAAACTATTACAAGCAGCAAAAATGTTTATAGATTATGTGGACATTCCAAACTTCAAAATATTAGATGTGGTGCTGACCGGTAGTATGGCTAACTTCAATTATACCAAATTCAGTGATTTTGATGTGCATGTGATCACACGTTATAGTGATCTTGATTGTGACGATCTTGCCGAAGCATTTTATCAGGCCAAGAAAAAAATCTGGAACGACGACCATGACATCATTGTACGTGGACACGAAGTAGAACTTTATGTTGAAGACATCGAAGAACCCTCTGTCAGCGGTGGTACATTCAGTTTACTCGATAATTCCTGGATCAAACGACCAACTTATGAACCACCCAGTTATGATGACCAAGCAGTGAATCATAAGGTACAAGACCTTATCTTTGTAATTAAAAAAACTATAAAAGGAGCCAACAACGACGAAGAGTTACGAAGATTGATGGATAAAATTAGACGCATGCGTCAAGCCGGCCTAGATACCGGCGGCGAATACAGTGTAGAAAATCTCAGCTTTAAAATAATACGCAATCTTGGTTATCTTGATCAGCTGAGCAAGGCCATTAAAGACCAACAAAACGTAGAATTAAGTTTATAGTACATAATATTTATATACTTTGTAATAAATATAATTATGAAAACACAAGATTTTATAATTAAAACTAACAACACTGCTCAACAAACAGTTAATTCCAACGGAATAAACAACATTAACAAAGATTCTAATAATAAAGAACAGGTTAGCGAACGATTTCAATTACCAAAATCTCTTTGGGTTCGCAACAAACGTGCTCGTTTTAAAACTTTACACAAAGAATCAACGAAAACCAAAAAAGGCAATGAAGGTGAGGGTGCACATCCAAAAGACAGCGATGGTCGCAAGATTGGTAATTTGTCAAAAACACAAAGCGTACTTCGACCCAAAGATGTAGATGAAGGTACGATAAAAAAATTTGGCAATGCCAAACAACAGGCTGCTATTGCTATTAGTATGAAAAAAGCCGGAAAAAAACCCAAGAACGAAGAGCAAGTTGACAAACAATCAATAAACGAAAATTTAAAATTATTCTGCCCCGGTACCATTATAAGAACCAAGGACATGTTGAGACGAGGAATTGTAGAAAGCATAGAATTATATCGTCCATTTAATAAATTAGCTGTATATTTTAGAACTTCAGATAATAAATTGTTGCGAACACCTATAGACAATGTCATGCGTATACCAATGTCAGAAACAGCCACAGGCGATGACAATAAGTATTGCAAAGAGTAAATATACCATAAAAAGTAATAATCAATGGCTTTTTTACTAGTAAATGTACCGCCTATTCATTGTTGGGTTAGAAAAGAATTTCTTTACAACAATCAACAAGGTCATGGTGAATACGAACCATGTATATGGATAAGTTTAAAAAGTATAAGAGGTCAAGCATTCAGAATAGAAGCCTATTTACCAAATTATGGTGCTTTATATGATAAATTGCCTTTACATGCTTTTGTCAGTAGACCAGATAATCTTGATATTCAAAAATTTTTATCATTGGATATCCTACAAATTTGGGATTGTTTTAGTTATGATATAGCCATTATTCAAAAATCTTTTTTACGTAATCTCAGCTGTAAATTCTATGCCAAAAATAAAGAATTTTATACCGGTGATTATTTGTTTACTGTAGATAATGCTAGCCCTGATATGAATATTATAGATACTACGTATAGTGAATGGCCTGAAGATCATAAAAGTTTTAATTTTATACAATTACAAAATGGACAGTATGCAGCACAACCAAATAATAGATGTATATTTTTTGATGCTGCCAGTAATCCAACACAATTAAAATTTCCAGATTTTCGTGTGTGTACAGTTAAATACTCAGTGGAAACTAATCCTAAATGGACATTGGGCGACACTAACACAGTTATGTATGAATAAATTTTCTTAGGATAGTTTTCACTGAATCAAGCCCGAAACACCCAGTGATTATTTCTCTGAGTATTCCATTTCTGCTACTGTCGCTGGAATTATCACCAAAGTGAATATCATTTCTCTTGCTTGTAAACAAAAAATTCTATATAATAATTTTTTTGAGGAGATTTTATGAGCAGTCGCTTATTCAGTGCCGAACAAAAGGCCAAACTAACTCAAATTATCAGTGAAGGAATTCAAGTTGTTACAGAAATTGATTCTCTGAATGCAGGTCTATCAGACACAATCAAAGCAGTAGCGGAGGAGATGGAAATCAAACCTGCTACGCTTAGAAAAGCCATTCGCGTTGCAGCAAAAAGTAAATTAGGTGAAATTAATCGCAATAACGAAGATCTTAATACTATTTTGGAGACAGTGGGACGTACTCTATGACCTATGTAGATGCATTATTTAGTAAAGAAGATAATTGTGTCTATGTTATTGAGCGTGTGGCCGGCAAAAGAATTTATTGCGAATACCCTGCCAAATATATGTTTTATTATGATGATCTAAAAGGTAAATTCCGAACAATCTATGGAACAACAGTTAGTAGATTTAGTACCGGAAACATCAAGGAATTCAACCGAGAAATTAAAATACACAGTTCTAAACGCTTATGGGAATCAGATATTAAACCTGTAAATCGTTGCCTAGAAGAAAATTATTTAAACAAATCAGCTCCTAAACTGCACACAGTATTTTTTGATATTGAAGTTGATTTTGATCCTGTACGCGGTTTTAGTAAACCCGAGGATCCATTCAATCCTATAACAGCTATTAGTTTATATATGGACTGGCTTGATCGATTAGTTACTTTGGTAACGCCTCCTAAAACCTTAAGTTTAAATTCGGCCACAGAACTGATTAATAAGTATGAAAATTGTTTTTTAGTAGAATGTGAAAAAGATCTTATCTTAACATTTTTAGATCTCATCGACGATGCAGACATACTAAGTGGTTGGAACTCAGAAGGTTTTGACATTCCTTACATGATTATGCGTACCACTAGAATATTAAGTAAAGATGATACACGTAGGTTTTGTCTGTGGGAACAATTTCCTAAACAACGCATGTTTGAACGATTTGGTGCAAAACATATTACTTTTGATCTAGTAGGTCGTATACATATGGATTATATGCAATTATACAGAAAATATACCTACGAAGAACGGCATAGTTACAGTCTAGATGCCATTGGTGAGCACGAACTAGATGAACGCAAAACTCAATATGAAGGAACGCTAGATCAATTATACAATAAAGATTTTACTACGTTTATAAGCTATAATAGACAAGATACCATGCTGCTGGCTAAATTAGATAAAAAACTACGTTTTTTAGATTTAGCCAATGAACTAGCACATGATAATACTGTATTATTACCCACTACTATGGGTGCCGTGGCTGTTACAGAACAAGCAATTATTAATGAAGCACATCAAAATGGTTTAATAGTTCAAAATAGGAGAAATAAAGATGATGACACACAAGCGGCAGGTGCCTATGTTGCTTATCCCAAAAGGGGCATGCATGAATACATTGGCGCCATCGACATCAACTCACTGTACCCGTCGGCAATCCGCTCTCTTAATATGGCGCCAGAAACCATTGTCGGACAGTTGCGACCCACGTACACAGAAAAATACATAAACGAAAAGATCTCAGAAGGAAGCAGCTTTGCCGATGCTTGGGAAAACTTATTTGGTAGTTTAGAATATACCATGGTTCTTGATCAAGAACCCGGCAGGGAAATCACGGTTGATTGGGAAAATGGTCATTCAGAATCCATCATGGCACGAGACATTTATAAACTTATCTTTGAAGGTCGTGAACCTTGGATATTAAGTGCCAATGGAACTATTTTTAAATACGATGTCAAAGGCATTGTACCAGGCTTACTCGAGCGTTGGTACAATGAAAGAAAAGAATTACAGGTTAAAAAGAAAGATGCCGAAACTGCTGAAGACCGGGACTTTTGGGACAAGAGACAGCTGGTTAAAAAGATTAATCTTAATTCATTATATGGTGCTATTCTTAATCCTGGATGTCGTTTTTTTGACAAGCGCATTGGTCAGTCTACGACGTTGACCGGTCGTGTAATTGCACGCCATATGGATGCTCATGTCAACGAGTGCATCACAGGAAAGTATGATCACATGGGCCAAGCTATCATATACGGAGATACAGATTCGGTCTACTTCTCGGCCTATCCTATATTAAAACCCGATATTGATGCAGGAATCATAACATGGAATCGCGAAATCTGTCTAAAACTCTACAATACTATAGTAGATTCTGTAAATGAAAGTTTCCCGGGTTTCATGGAACGTGCATTTAATTGCCCGCGCGACATGGGCAGTATCATTAAAGGTGGACGTGAATTAATTGCTAGTAAAGGGTTATTTATCAAAAAAAAGCGTTATGCCGTACTGATCTATGATCTAGAAGGCATTAGACTAGACATAAAAGGCAAGCCCGGCAAAGTCAAAGCCATGGGTCTAGATCTCAAACGATCAGATACACCTAGAGTAGTTCAGGAGTTTCTTAGTAGTTTGCTATTAGACGTTCTCACTGGCTCTGAAAAAGATCATGTGTATCGTCGCGTCATTGAATTTAAAGAAGAATTCCAAAAACTTTCCCCATGGGAAAAAGGTACTCCTAAGCGTGTAAATAACTTAACACATTACACTGATCTTGAACGTAAAAAAGGTCGAGCTAATATGCCAGGCCATGTTCGTGCTGCTATGAATTGGAATATGTTACGTAAAGTACATTCTGACAATTACAGTATGAGCATAGTCGATGGCATGAAAACCATTGTATGTAAATTACGACCAAATCCATTGAATTATACATCGGTGGGATATCCTACCGACGAAACACATATTCCAACTTGGTTTAAAGAATTACCATTTGACGATAAACTCATGGAAGATACTATTGTAGATCAAAAAGTAGAAAATCTTTTAGGCGTATTAGAATGGGAAATCGAAGCTAACACAAATATAAAAACTACTTTTGATCAATTTTTTAGCTTTGAATAATTTCATTATTTCTCTTGTTTTGTTAAAATATTTGTTGTATAATATCTATTACCTTAAAGGAAACCTTCAATGAAAGATTCATTACACGATATTGTTCAACACACTTACGGACTTGGTGTGTTTACGTTAATTAAAGTCATAGGCACCAAGGATTCAACAATGTTAAACGGTATAGGTGAAAATAATGTCGCAGTATTGGATGCCAAATTTCACCATACGATTCCAGAGTTCAACGAATCGTTTGGTATGCCAAACTTACAAAAACTTAATATCATATTGAATATACCCGAATATAAAGAAAATGCTCAATTTAACGTTACTTACAAAAGCGAGAACGGTAAAACTTATCCTTCTGGTATTGAATTTGTAAACAAAGACGGTGATTTTAAAAATAGCTATAGATTTATGAGTGGTATTATTGTTGATGAAAAACTCAAAACATGTAAATTTTTAGGTCCAAGTAAGTGGGACATTGAGATTGAACCCTCAGTGAGTAGTATTCAACGTTTAAAGTTTCAACGTCAGGCTAACAGCGAAGAATCTACTTTTATTGCTACTACCAACGGCAATAAACTTGAATTCCATTTTGGAGAAAAAAGCAGCCATGCCGGAAACTTTGTGTTTTACAATGGCGTGACTGGCAAATTAGTTAATAACAGAATTTGGCCCATTGGTGTATTTGACAGTATTTTGAGCTTGCCTGGTGATAAATTGGTACGTTTTAGTGACACGGGCATTTCACAAATTGCTGTAAATTCAGGAATGGCACTGTATACCTATACCATCCCAGCACTAACAAAATGATTAAAAGTATTGTTTCACAAGGTCATTTCTTGTGATCCCGGCTTGCGAGATACATGGAACAAATTTAAAATAATGGAAGCTTTGTGCAAGGAAGAAAATGCAAGATAATTTAACTCTTAAACAAACTGATAATCAAGGGTTAAGTAAATGGGCTGTATTCTTACCTGCTATTTCTGGTTTTTATGCTACATTTATAGGAAAACAACGCGATCTTGTAAATGGTCCTTATGTAGATCCTGCTCGCTTACCGCAAGGTATGACTGATATGGAACAACTGAATTGGCTCAATAGCAAAAAAGGATTGTTTCAATATCGTTGGAGTTTATATTCTGGAGGGCATGCAAATTTAAATTTGGCTAAACAAGATTGGTCTGAAGATATGATTAGGAATCGCGAACAAGGAACGTTTATGTTAGGTGATTCGGGCGGATTTCAAATAGCCAAAGGATTGTGGGAGGGAGACTGGAAGGCCAATTCTGGTTGTTTACGTTCCCAACAAAAACGCGAATCTGTGCTTAAATGGCTTGATAATATCGCTGATTATAGTATGATTCTTGATATACCAACCTGGGTGATTCATGACAAAAAAGCAGCTCATGCAACAGGTTTTAGCACTACAGACAAGTCATTGGCATTACAACAAGCAGTAGACGCTACTAAATTTAATAATGAATATTTTATTCAACATCGTCGTGGAATAAAACAAGGCGGTACTAAATTTTTAAATGTACTTCAAGGTGATAATCATACTAGCGCAGAAACATGGTATCAAACCATGAAACATTACTGCGATCCCAAACAATATCCAGAAAAACATTTTGATGGATGGGCCATGGGCGGACAAAATATGTGCGATGTTCATCTTATTTTGAAAAGACTAATTTCGTTGAAATATGATGGATTATTGCAGGAAGGAGTACATGATTGGATGCACTTTTTGGGAACCAGTAAATTAGAGTGGGCATTGTTACTGACAGTTATACAGCAAACAGTACGTAAATACGTGAATCCTGTGTTTACTATAAGTTTTGATTGTGCTAGTCCATTCTTAGCAACCGCAAACGGTCAGGCCTATCACGAAAACGTATTCCCACAATGTGGAAAATGGGGTTATCGGATGGCACCAAGCGCCGACGATAAAAAATATGCAACTGATACACGTAAATGGAGTACCGGAATACTAGCTGATAATATTCACACATATTGGCAAGAAAGCCCTGTCAGTGATTTGCTGACCATGCGTGATATATGTTATTATAAACCAGGCGATCTTAACAAAAACGGTAAAGAAGGTCGAACTAGTTGGGATAGTTTTAGTTATGCTTTGTTGATGGGGCATAATGTTTGGATGCATATTACCGCAGTGCAAGAAGCTAATAGACGTTTTGAAGCCGGAGAATATCCAGCTATGATGCAGCGTAATGATGGTGATTACGAATATTTTGAAGATATTATAGATAGTATATTTGCAGCGCCTAATGCATCGGCCAGTTATAAAATTATAGATCGTTATACCAAATACTGGATGCAGATTATAGGCACACGCGGTTTTGCAGGAAAAAAAGCACTAAATTCTAATACCATGTTTAATAATTTTTTTACTACAGACAATAATCCAGCTAACAATGAACCAAATTTTGAAAGAATGGATAATGAATCGACAAGGATTTGATAATCAAGTTAATTTTTTTCATGGTATAGAAGTAGAACAAACCCCTATGTTTAAAAAACCAACTTTATTTGTGATTGGATTACAATCTATTAACGAAAT